ATGAATATGGATGATGAGGAACTATTTAAAAATTTTGTGTCTGAAAGAAATTTAACATATGGGACTGAAAAAGGATACAAATATGTATTAAAAACATATGTGGACTTCACAGAAAAATCATTACAAGAATTACTCGATGAAGCAGAAACAGAAGAAGATAATGGAATAAGATGGAAAAAAAGAAAATTAAAAAAAAGACTCATAGCTTTCAGATCTTACCTTTTTGAAAATTATCTGGGAAAAACTGCAAAAACACACTTTGGAAAAGTACTAACTTTTTACAAACACTTTGAAATAGAAATTCATGATTTACCTCAAATTAGTAAAAAAAATATAAATCAAAATCCTCCAATAAATTATAAAGACTTACCCACAAAAGAAGATATAAAAAACTCTTTAAAATATGCAAATCCTGTTATGAGAGCTGTGATTTTATTCATGTCTTCATCAGGTTGTGCTAGAAGAGAAACATTAAACATTACTATTCAGGATTTTATCGATGCAACAAAAGAATATCATAATTCCAATAATATCTATGATGTATTAAATGAATTAAAAGATAATGATTCAATAATACCTACATTTAAAATTCATAGACAAAAAACAAATAAACACTATTACACTTTTTGCAGTCCAGAAGCAACAACAGAAATATTCTATTATTTATCCAACATAGATAAAGAACTTAAAAATGAAGATAAACTTTTTAAAATAGGACAATATTACTTTTATAAAAGTTTTAATGATATAAATGATGCTTTAGCATTAGGTAAAATTGGAGATTATTCTAGTTTTAGGTCACATATGCTTAGAAAGTTCCATGCAAGTCAATTATACAATTCTGGAATGTCAAGAGATGAAGTTGATGCATTACAGGGTAGGAGTAAAAATTCAACACATAAGAGTTATTTCATGGAAAATCCAGAAAAATTAAAATTAAAATATATGGAACATATGGATAGTGTGACTATTAATCTTGATATTAATAATCTTGATATTAAATCACCAGAATATATAAAATTAGAAACTGAAATATTGAAAAAAGATGAAAAAATAGAAAATTATGAGAAATTAATCTATGATATTGATGAAAGATTACGAAATATTGAGAAAAAAGAAGAAAATTTCAAAGAAAATGACTTTGAAAATTTATTAATTTAAGGAAAAATATTTTTATAGTTTTGAGTTTATATAAAATACATGTTAAAGGAAAAATTATTATGAGAGATTTTTCTATTCAAGAGGCTATTGATATTATCAATTCTTTGGATAATACTTCTGAAATTCGTACAACAAATCATTTTAATGTTAATAATGATTTAAGACATAATGATAAAGAATTGTGGATGGATGTATTATTTAATCATGAATTGTTAGGTATTAATAAGCAAGCAGAGAATAAATTTAAGTTGTGCTATAAGCACCCTGATAAAGAAAATAAAGATTTTTATCTTATTATTGTTATTAATGAATTTAAATCTTTGAAAATGATAACTACATATGAAGCTAAATCTAGTAGGAGGATTGGAGAAAATGAGTACAGGTAGACCTTTGAATAAAAATTATGATCCTGAATGTGATGCTTTAATGTTATATTATGCTGAAGAATATGATTATGATTATTCTTTGGAGTTAACTGATAATGTTATTGTTGATTTTGATAAAAATGGAATCCCTTGTGCTTTTGAGTTTTTAAATGCTTCTAAGTTATTTGGATTTGATAAAAGTAGTTTAATGAATATTAAGAAGATTAATATTACTATTAATGTTACTTCTAAGTTGATTGAGTTAAATACTTTAATTGTTGTGCTTGTTCATAATAAAGCAGTAAGTAATAGTTTACAGAAGAGTCATGTGAATAATGTTAATATTCCTGAGTTAAATCTTGCTTTTGTTTAAAAATAGATGATGGTTTTAGATGAAGTGGTAGTATTCTAGGAATACTTCATCTTCATCATTGAATCTTATAAATGCTCCTTGTTTGTCTTTAAATATTATTGTTGCGTTTTGTTTTTCGTTTCCCCATGTTTTGCCTGTATTGTTGTTTTTCAGGTCTGTGAATGTTATGGGTGTGTTGTTTATTGTGAATATTGGTTGTTCTTTTATGAATTCGTAGTTTTCGTTTACTGTTTTTGGTATTAGTTGTTCTAGTGTTTCGTTTAGTGATTTGCAGTTGTTTTGTATTTTTATTAATTGTATTTTTTCGGCTATTTCTTTTTTTATTCTTATGCTGGTGTAGTCAGTCATAATTATTCTTTCTCCTTTTTTTGGGTTTTATAATATGAAAAAAATATGGTGGGGGTTAGATTAATGGGTTTCAGTAAGTGAAACTTGATTAAAATAACCAACCATTTTAATATATTATTGAATGTATTATATTTATAATTCCTATTATGAAAAAGATGATCAATAATATTTTTGTATTTTTTGCTTGTTTTAATATTAATACTGCTATAATTAATTGTATTAAAATTAATATTGTAAATATCATGTTTAATTTTCCTCCTTAATTTTAATTGTGTATAAACTTTTATATATTTGAAAGAAGTAATATGTCAAATGTAAGAGGGGATTTTATTCCCTCCTACTTACTAGCAACATGATAATCCATGTTATGATTTGACACATCACTTCTAATATGTCTATGTTATCACCTCCATGTATTTCTATTATTATATTGTACTGCATAGTATATAAAGGTTTCTATTTTTTTAATTAAAAATATCAATACATTTTAATAACAAAAAAAGATAAAAAAATATTCATTATAAAAATGAACAATAACTTAACATTTCACAAAACTAATTAAACACCAAAATTTAGAACACAATGCGTTTCATTTTTTCATACTGAATAATGTTTAGTGTTTCATTATTTTTATTGAATATACTGTATTTTTAAGGTTTATTTTTTGAATAGAAACATTTATATTAACTTATAACATAAATATAAAAACAAGAAACACAATTGATGAATCCAACAAAAAAAAATAATGTGTGGGGCGATTTATAATATGGATGATAAGGTTTATATTACTCAAATGGAATCAGCTTACAATATAATTGAAGATACAAATAAACAACTTGATGATAAAGCAATGAAAATGATTACTTTAATTAGTGCAATGCTTGCATTACAAGTTAACTTTTTCCTGCCCTCAATAGATAATATGGTAAAATGGGTATTATGTTTATTTATATTGGCGTGTTATTTTGGATCATTAATATGTTTCATCAAACCAACAATCCTAAAAAAATTTAAATATTATCCAAATATGGAATTTATTAAAAAATGTTATGAATATAATTATTCCGAGGAGGAATATGTTTCAGAATCATTAGGAGCTTATGAAAACACTATTAACCATAATTTAAGTTTATTGAATAGTAAAAGTAAGGATTTACAATATGGTTTTTATTGTTTTATTGGGAGTATAATATTAAGTATTTTAATATTAGTAACTTACATAGTATAATATAAATTATGGTTGCTAAGAAGAAAAACAATAAAAAGAAATCTAAAAAGAAGAAACAAGAATGGGCGAAAGTAGATAATAAGAATTATATAATGAAATCATTTACTAAAGAATAAAAAAATAATATGGCTTGTAAATAATGAAAATTTCTTAAACTAAATCAGGTAAAAAAATAGGGGATAACATTGACTAATAAAAATGAAATTAAACTTTTTCAAAACCGTCAAATAAGAACCAAATGGGATTCTGAAATAGAAGATTACTATTTTTCAGTAATTGATGTTATAGCTGTACTTACAGAAAGTAAAAATCCTTCTCAATATTGGAGGACTTTAAAATCTCGTTTAAAAGAGGAAGGTGGGGAAAGTGTTACAAATTGTAACAGGTTGAAAATGCCTGCAGCTGATGGTAAATTAAGGTTAACAGATGTAGCAACTACTAAACAATTATTGAGAATTATTCAATCAGTACCTTCACCTAAAGCAGAACCGTTCAAACAATGGTTAGCACAATTAGGAAAAGAAAGACTTGATGAAATAGCAGATCCAGAACAAGCTATTGAAAGAGCAATAAATACTTATCGTAATAAAGGATACTCTGAGGAATGGATTAATCAAAGATTAAGAAGTATTGAAATAAGAAAAGATTTAACAAATGAGTGGAATAAAAGTGGAATTGATGAGGGTATTGAATATGCAATATTAACTAATGAAGTTAGTAAAGCATGGTCTGGAATGACTACTCGTGAATATAAAGATTATAAAAACCTTAAAAAAGAAAGTTTAAGAGATAATATGACTAATACAGAATTGGTTTTAAACATGTTAGCTGAGGTAGCTACTACTGAAATTAGTCGTAATGAAAATCCTAAAGGTTTAAATGAAAGTAAGCATGTTGCAAAACGCGGAGGGAATGTTGCAGGTAATGCAAGAAAAGATTTAGAAAGTCAATTGGGTAAAAAAGTTATTAGTAAACATAATTCTAATAATCCTGATTTATTGGATGATTAATTAATGAGTAATTTAAAATAGACTTAATAGTATGGAAATAAAGAACAGTTAAATGCAAAATAAGTAAATTATGTATAAAGTGTAGGTGGTCGTAGGAATGGCAGTTCCTCACACCTAACACTGGCTACGATAAAAAAAGTCTAACCTAACAAGTGAGAAAATTTTTAGTAACCAATTTTAATATATGGGTAGAGAATATATTTAAAATTTATTGAAAAATAAGTAAATGTAATTCCTAGTTGATGAGGGGGTCTGTGATGCGGCAACATCTCGCCTCTCAAAAACTAGAGGCTACAAAAAAAATAGTACACTAGATGAGTGATATAATTTTAGTAACCAATTTTAATATATGGGTAGAGAATATATTTAATATTTACTAAAAATATTATTTTTCAAATGGGGGTTAATAAAATATTAATATACTAATAAAAACAGAGTTAAAACATAAATATTATATGTATTCTTAGATTGATTGAGATTCAAACGGTTGTTGGAGCAACCTACTACTCAACCAACCTAAAGGTTACGATAAAAAATAGATACCGCAAAGTAATTTAAATTTTAGTAACCATTAAAGATATCTATAAAGATAAATATTTAAATTTATTGTTTTTAAAAATAAGTTTAATAAAAGGTTTATTTATCTTCTTTTGGAATTCTTTTAATAGTTACTTCTGCACCATGTTCTGTGATGTTAACATCCCATTTAAGGGAGTCTCCAGCTTCATATTGCAATAATTGGACTAGTCCCGCAGGGATTACAGTTTTCATACTCCCTGCATTATAGGTCATTTTTGATTTAAAACTCACTTTCATATCTCCTTTTTTATTTAAGTTTACATATATTTTTATTGTTTATTATACATATATCTTTCTTAATATTATAATAAAATCTTACAGAAATCAATACAAATATTTATATATGATGAAATGCAATAGTTATTTGAAGAAGAAAAATCGTGTTGGAGCACGATTTTTTCTTTTAAAAACCGCAAAGTGATTTAAATGGATAAGATTGAAGTTTTTGGAAGGTTAACTTCCAAAGAAGAAGTGGAACATGTATTTTTAAAAGCGAAAAAACTTCAAGAGGAAAATAAAATCCTCAAAGAAGGACTCCAGAAATTCAGGAGTGTGGGCGTATGAGTTGCAAATACAACAACTCAATGTATACGATTACTCCACCTGAAGATGAGGTCGAGTTTGATTATCTTGAACAGATATTATTGTCTGAGGATTATGAAACTCAGGAAGAAATAGATCATAGGTTGGCTGATGAATATAAGCAATTTCAAATCTATGAATTGTCTGATGAGCAAATGTTGGAATTTGCTCGTGCAGGTGAACTAGCTTACGGGGGTAAATGAATGTTCACTCCTGAATTTTGGAAAAATGAAAACAAGATTGGTAATGCCTTATACAGGATCAACCAGTCACAGTACAAAGATTACTGTGAAATAGATGAACTGTTCGTATTTCTAGCACAGGAATATCCTGAACAAAGAGAATTGTTCGAAACATTATATGCTGAGTATGCAGAGTATGTTGAAGAACAAACCAGGTTAAGGGAATTGAAAGATTTCCTTAATACTCCTGGTATGAAAAAAGAAGTTAAGTATAAAGTGTTGGAGGCTCAATTATGAGTCTCTTCAACAATAAACCTACTCCAGTTAGACTTCATAAAAAAGTGTCCTGGAGAGAAAAATATGAAGTGGAAATAATCTTTGCAAAAGGAATAATTTTAATAATTTTATTATTCATTTTTGCATTCTGTATTGTGGGACAGATGGATCCCTACACTAATGGGTGTTTAGTATGATTACTTATGATCAGCAAAACAAGTTTTACAATCAATTATTAGGAATTGTTGAAAAAATGGGTGGACATATTTCTGCCCATGGAAACTTACATGGTATTTTCTTATCTGTAATTGTTTTTCATGACAGTACTTATGAGAAAACACGTGATATTATGGATACTTTACAGGAACTGTGTGGGGGTGAAATCCAGTATCATAAATACTGGGTGTCAAAAGGTTTCATTCCACACTCTCAAGCATCTTTAGAAAATATTGAGGAATCTAAAGTGTTGGAGATTATTGGTGAGTTACAGGATGATGAGTATTACAGTATTGATGATGAATACCATGATTTAGATGATGGGGGTATTATAAATGGGTGAAGTTCAGGATTTAAGTCATAATATAGGTAGTATGAGTATTTATGAAAAATTAGCTAGAATACAGGAAGAAGTAATGAATACTTCATTTAGTAAGAGTGGGGAGAATAAGTTTCAGAAGTATGATTATTTTGAGTTGGAGGATCTTCTTCAAAAAATCATACCTTTAACTATTAAATATGAAACAACCATCATGTTTAGTTTTACTGAGCATGGTGTGTTAAAGTTAAAAGATTGGAATCCTGAGAAAGGTGAGGTCAGTATCAGGGTACCGTTCCCTGAACTTGAAGCAATTAACAGAGGTACTAATAAAATTCAGTCTACTGGAGCATACATCACTTATTTAAAGAGATATCTGTTGATGAACATGTTTTTAATCATGGAGAAGGATATTGTAGATTCAAACACTAATAATGCGGGTGTAAAAAAGGAAACTAATACATCTAAAAAAGAAGTGGATGTGGATGAGGTTTTAAACAAAATAAAAGCACATATTCATAAAAAAGACAGTACAATACCAATCACTCCAGTAAGGATTAATCTCACTCGTAGGAATATGCTTAAAAAGAAAGAAATCGATGAAGTTGAAAGTAAAGCTGTTTTTGAATGGTTTAAAAAGCAGGAGAAGGAGGCTAAAGCATAACCTCCAATAATCCTGTTTGTGTGGAATTAGTTTTCGCACAATTTAAATCATCAGGCAGTACGGGTAGTAATACTGTGAATTATGATGATGTGGATGGTTGGTGGTGTAGCTGTGAAGATTATTATTACCGTAAACATGAGTGTAAACATATATGTGAAGCGAAAAAGATTTTGAGGTGATTATTTTATGAAGAGTGTTGATTTTCCTGAGACTGTTTCTGCTAAGGTTACTAGTCGTTGCAAGAAGCTTTTGGAGAAGCATAATATTTCTGTTCGTTCTGCTGTGGAAGTGGGGTTAAATACGTTGCTTTCATCAAAGGGGAGATTGGAGTTTGAGATTATGGAGTTGGATAAGGAAATTCGTGAGGTGAAGCTTGATTTGATTGCTTTGGAGATGGAGCGTGATCAACTTTTGGGTAAACTTGAAGGTTTACATTCTAGCGAGGAACCTGTGGAAATCCACATGTGTAAACAAGTGTACAAATGTAAACAAATGTAAACAGCAACAGAATCAATTTGAAAATGTAAACTTTAAAGTTTACATATAATTTTTTTTAAATGGAGTGCAAACATTATGAAAAAATCAGTAACATTAACAATTGATTCCATGATATGGGAACAAGCAAAAGAAAAATTACCTCAAGGTCGAAGTGAATTTGTTGAAGAACAGTTGAGAAAAGCAATAGGATTGTCTGATGATAAAGAAACAGAACTAAGAAAAAAAATTGCAATACATCAGGATGAAATAAATGTTTTGGAATCACAATTATGTAAAATACGTGAAGAGCGATTAAAAAATGAAAAACAAGATAATGATGAATATGGTAATGCAATGGATACAGTTTATCGTATACATGAACGTTTAGGTTTTGTTGGGAAAAATCAGCTGAAGAATATCAGCAAACAACAAAAAGTGTCTTTTGATGTATTGGTGGGTTGTGTAATTAATGAAGGATTAAAATTAGTAAACTATGCTGAAGGAGTGAAATAATTCATATAAAAAAAAGGTGGAATCATGAAAGATGTATGGCATGAGGTATTAAGAGATAAGCATGAGAGTTTTAAATGGAGTTTACTTATAGACACGGCAATTGAAACAGTGAGGAAGCATAAGCAGAATTATCTGTTAAGTAAGTATGGTGTAGCGGAACCAAGTCAAAGACAACCCACACGGAATAAAAAGGAGATACAAAAATGAATAAGGAAGAAATTAATAAATTAACTGCCAAGATTGAGTCTTGTTGGGATGAGAATAATCCTGGAGATGTGGAAGGTTTTGATGAAAGGTTAAAACAGAAGTTAACTCCTGGAGTATGAGTTAGTAACAAGTTGGAGATAATGGAGGAAAAGATAGTATGATGGATGGTTGGGTAGTTTTTAATGTAAGTGTAATTATTAGTTGTTGTTTAGTGTTATGTCTTACTGATTTTTATGATCATTAAGATAGGTTATATTGTAATCAGGAGTTTTTATGAAAGAAGTTAAAAAATACATGGGGGAAATATAATATGATTGATGAGAAATTATTACTATATTTTATTAAGACAAAAAAAGAGGAATTTGAAGAACAATCTTTTACTATTTATAAAGAATGCACTGGTAGTTTGAGAGACATGGAGTATGATGATGTTATAATTCATAGTGTTAATCTTCATACTTTGATGAATGTTACTCGTATTCTTAATAAGTTGATTGAAATGATTGAAGATGGTAAATTCAATGCTTCTGATAATTCAGTTTGTTATGGTGGGGAATGTGAAAAACAATAACTTTAATCTATATGAACAGGTATACATTAGTTTAAGTAGAACAGTCTCCAATTTTGAATGCATAAATGAAGAATTAAAACAAGAAACTATAACCGAAGCATTAAAAAAATCACAAGTAATTAATGAATATGTGAAATACCAGGGTAAACTTTTACCCTTTCACATGTTTGTTTTTGAAGTGAAGAAAAACCTACTATCCAAAAATTTAGAAAGAGGATAAGGGAATGTTATTGAAGAAAACATTAAATGATCCACAAACACAATTTTATATTTCAAAATGTAAATACTGTGGAAGAATATTTATTAAATTTGAAAACAAAACAGGTTATTGCAGGGAAGCTTGCAGGACCTGGGCAGTACGTGAGCAGAAAGCAAAGTATCAACAAAAACGTAGAAAATTAATTAATGATGGGGAGTTAATTAGTAATGAGAATAATAAGTTAGGTACTACTTATCTTTCTAATCATAGGCATGATGATTTTAAG